CTGGCCGTGAACACGCTCCAACATCGACTCGCACAGAGGTCTATGTGAGCCCTGAGCGCAAGCAGGCATTGATTGATGCTGGCGTTTGGGATGACCCCGTTTTGCGTCAAAAATACGTGAAACGCTACGCTGAATATGACCGCTCAAAACGCGCTTGATTGTTTTTCCAAAATCTCAAGCCTATAATTTCCCCAATCGCTGAAAGGAGCGAGAAAAATGTCCGATGAACGCTTAAAGAAATCTGCTGGTGACAACCGTGTGGGCCGCGCGATGGTAGATCGTGCCGCAACTGAATCACGCGCCTTGTCCGATGATGAGCGGGTTGAAATGTTCCGACAGCAGTTTCACCAGTCCTCTCTTCCGGACTTGCCAAAACTTGATGGCTGGCATTGCTGCTGGCTGACCACAACCAACCCCCGAGACTCCATCCACATGCGAATGCGGCTGGGTTACGAGCCACTGAAGCCTGAGGATGTTCCAGGCTGGGAATATGTCACCCTGAAAACGGGCGACTGGACTGGCTTTATTGGGGTGAACGAGATGCTCGCTTTTAAACTCCCGATCAGCTTGTACGAAAAGTACATGCAGGAAGCTCACCACGACGCGCCAATGCGTGAAGAGGAAAAGCTCTCCGACACTGCTGAGTTCATGGAGCAACAAGCTCGCGCTTCTGGTTCGCGTATGGATGCGGGTGACGGCATGACCGAAATTGGACAACGCAGGGACGCTCGTTTTGAGCTGACCTGATTCTCTGGTTCATTCATCAATCCCTCAAGGAGAACGCTAAATGTCCTCGACAAGCGCACCTTTTGGCTTTCGCGCCTCTTACCACAACAGTGGTCAGATGCGTCCAAAGGCCTACACCGTAGCGAGCACCTACGCCGCCAACATTTTCTCGGGTGACCCCGTGAAGTTGACCGACGCTGGTGTTATTCAACTGGGCACCTCTGACGGCACCCGTTCCGGCACAACCGACGGCATTACCCTTCTGGGTATTTTCGCTGGCTGCCAGTACAACGACGCCACTGGCCGCCCCACCATCAGCCCCTTCTGGCCCTCCGGCGTCACCGCGACCAACATCATCGCTTGGGTGTACGACGATCCAGAAACGCTGTTCGATGTGCAGTACAACAACCCCTCCGCTGGTACCACCGTGCAAACGGCTGTCGGCGAAGAGTGCGATTGGACTGTCGCCTCGCCTGGTGGCTCGACCCAAACGGGCCTGAGCAACACCTACCTCACCGCCATCCAGTCGACTTCTGGCCAGTTCCAGATCACCGGCTTCGCTGGCAACATCAACGACTCGCTGACTGACGCTTATGTCACGGCCACTGTTCGCATCAACGAACACGCCTACAAAGCAGCAGTCAACAGCATCTAAGGAGGGCTGAAACATGGCAACCCCAATGCGCAGTACGGACTTCCGTTCCGTAGTCGAGCCCATCCTGAACGAAGTTTTCGATGGTGTTTATGAGCAACGTGCCGACGAGTGGAAACAAGTGTTCCGCGAGCAAAAAGGCATCCCACGTAACTACCACGAAGAGCCCGTCCTGTACGGCTTCGGTGCAGCTCCTGAGCTGCCCGACGGCATGGCAGTGACGTACCAGTCCGGCGGCGTGCTGTTCTTGCAGCGCTACCTGTACAAGGTGTACGGCTTGGCCTTCGCTTTGACCAAAGTTTTGGTTGAAGACGGCGACCACATCCGTATCGGCCAGACTTACGCCAAGCACTTGGCTCAGTCGCTGATCGAGACCAAAGAAACCCTGGCTGCCAACATCCTGAACCGTGCCTTCAACGGCGCGTACACAGGCGGCGACGGCGTGGCTCTGGTGTCCACAGCTCACCCCATCGTCAACGGCACGTTCAGCAACCAGCTGGCCACCGCCGCTGCCCTGTCGCAGACGTCCCTCGAGCAGATGCTGATTCAAATCCGCAATGCTGTGGACAACAACGGCAAGCGCATCCGCCTGACACCCAAGAAGATCGTCACCGGTCCTTCCAATGTGTTCTCGGCTGAAGTGCTGCTGAAGTCTGTGTTGCGCACTGGCACCGCTGACAACGACATCAACCCTGTGAAGTCGATGGGCTTGCTGGCCGAAGGCCAAGCCAACTTGTCGCGTATCACATCCACCACAGCCTGGTGGGTTCAGACCGACGCTCCCGAAGGTCTGAAGCTGTTGATGCGTCGCGGCCTGGAGAAATCCATGGAGGGGGATTTTGAAACTGACTCCATGCGATATAAAGCAACTGAGCGATATGTCCTTGGATGGACAGATCCAAGGGGTGTTTTCGGTACCGCTGGCGTATAAGATGCCAACTGAAGCCCCTGCTCACAAGGCGGGGGCTTTGTTGGGCACCTTTAAACCGCGCAGCAGACGGCCCGCCCAGGCCGACGACATGCAGACGGCTGCGCACTCAACTTGCATGTGAGGAAATCATCATGGGTTCTACTACCTTCTCCGGTCCAGTCACCTCCAACGACGGCTTCGTTGGCGACGTCACGGGTGACGTTATTGGCGCTGTTCAGCTGCCCGCTTACACCGTGGCCTCCGCCCCTGCCGCCACCGGCTTGACTGGCACTTTGATTTACGTGAGCAACGGCCTGGCTGGCGCTCCTTGCGTGGCCGTGTCCAACGGCACCAACTGGATTTCTCCAGCTGGCACCACCATCGCTGCTGCTTAATTTAGGAGAGCAGCATGGGCATTAAATTCAAACCAGCGTCCCCTGAAGAACTCGCCGAGCGCGGCGTATTGGCAGATCAACCTGTTGAGCAAGCTCCTGTTGCTGAGTCCAAAGAGCAACCCCAAGCCGATGCAGAGCAGCCCGCTGAAAAGCCTGCTCGCAAAAGCAAAAAGGCCGCCGCTTAATCGCCTGCCTCTGCCGTTCGCGGCCGGGGTTGGTTGAACACTCAGGAGATCACAATGGCTGACGCAGTAACATCACAAACAATTCTTGACGGTGAGCGCCTGTTCATCGGCAAGTTCACGAACATCAGCGACGGCACTGGCGAGGCTGGCGCACTCAAGATTGATGTGTCCACCCTGGCAGCCAGCGCTTCTGGCAACGCCTGCAACGGCATCAAGATCAACAAGATCTGGGCCCAAACGCAAGGCATGGCTGTGGATATCCTCTGGGATGCCACGACCGACCTATTGTGCGAGACCATTCCAGAAAACCAGTTCTATAAAATGGACTACAGCTCGTTTGGCGGTTTGCCCAACAACGCGGGCACTGGCGTGACTGGCGATGTGTTGTTTTCGACCGTTGGCGCTGCATCTGGCGACCGCTACACGATCGTGATCGAGGGCATCAAGACCTACGCCACACCGGCGTAATAACCAGGACGCGGAAGGTTAGCGTCATGGAAATGATGGTCTGGAATATAGTTTTGAGCTCGGTCGTCGCGATCATGGGCTTTCTGTTGAAAGGCAAGTTTGACGAGATTTCGCGTCTTGGCATCTTGCTCAACCGTACCCGTGAAGAGGTGGCCCGAGACCACATAACCCGCGCTGAGTTCAGGGCGGACATGCAACAACTGCTCGACCGATTTGATCGGATTGAGCGCAAGATCGACAATCTAAAAGGTCATCCCGATCGGGATTGAGGGAGCGCATCATGGGCTGCACATACGTTAAAGAGTTCGACTTCGGCACCAAAAAAGCCGATGGCGGCGCAGTGAAGTACGCCAAGGGCGGCATGGTCCAAGGCGGCATGCTGGCCGACAAGAGCAAGCTGGGCATTAAGGGCAACAAGAATCCTGGCATCAAGGGCTCCAAGCCCGTGGCTCCAAACCTGCCAACGCTCAAGCTGGCCAAGGGCGGCATGTGCAAGTCCGGGTACGCCGAGGGCGGCAAGGTCCACAGCGATGTGGCCATGGACAAGAAGATGGTCAAGACCGCTGTGCACAAGCACGAGAAGGCGCTGCACAAGGGCGAGCCCATGACCAAGCTGGCCAAGGGCGGCAAGGTGCCACGCGTTGAGGCCATGGACAAGCGCGAAATGGCCATGACCCCCACGATGCGCCGCGAGGCAGCCATGACCAGCCGCAAGGTTGAAGCGCCCGCACGCAAGATGGTGCCCGTCGCCTCGCGTGAGCCAATGCTGGCCATGAAAAAAGGCGGCAAGGCCTCGATGTGTTGATCAGGACGGGGCGGCTGTTTGCCGCCCTCGTTCGCTTGATCTACAATTCCCCAACCCCCCAAGGGCACGCTGAATCGGCGGCCATCTGACGACCACTTACGGAGTTAGCATGGCCTTTTCCGGCAGCATCAGCAGCACAACATTCAACGCACTGAAGGTCGTCGATCACGCCTTCCGGCGCTGCCGTCTGCCTGCCCAGGCCATCACGGCCGAAATGCAAAGCTACGCGCTTGAGTCGCTTTACCTGCTTCTCAGCGAGCTGGCCAACACCAAGACCCCCAGCTGGTGCATTGAGCGCCAGATTTACCCGTTCTACGAGGGCCAGCCCATCGTCACGCTCACAAACGGTACGGTGGAGGTGCTCAACGCCAACCTGCGAACCTTGCAGGAGCTGACCGGCGTGACGGTGTCCTTGTCCCAGAGCTACACCGTGGACTTCACAGACCAAGACGGCGGCGTGGGCACGGTGAACACCGTGGGCGTGAAGTGGACCGGCGCGGCCGTGACGCTCACATTCCAGACCTCAATCGACGGCATCACCTGGACCACGGTGGGCACGCAGACCACGACGGCATCGGCTGGCGAGTGGACCTGGAGCGACATTGTCCCGGCGCAAGCCCGGGCGTTTTTCCGCATCACCAGCACATCGCCTCTGCTCATGAGCGAGGTGTACCTGGGCACGCTGCCGCAAGAAATCCCGATGGGGCCTTTGAACCGCGACACCTACGTGGCGCAGAGCAACAAGGTGTTCTTGGGCCGCCCGCTGACGTACTGGTTCCAGCGCGATTTGCCCCGGCCTGTGATGAACCTCTGGCCATCGCCGAATCTGGCCGCTGAGCACCAGCAGCTGATTGTGTGGCGTCACCGCCACATCATGGACACCGAGAACCTGCAGCAAGACGTCGAGGTGCCCCAACGCTGGCTGGAGGCGATCACGGCTGGGCTGTCGGCAAAAGTGGGGGCTGAAACGCCGTCTGTGGACACCGCTTTGGTGGGTATGCTCGAGCAGAAGTGGTACATGGCCCGCCAAGCGGCGTGGGATGGGGACAACGACGGGTCTCCGACGTTCATAAATCCGGGCATCGGTTGCTACACGAAGTAAGCCATGCCACGCTTTATTGACCCCACCGGCGAGCCAACCTACGGGATTGGCCTTTGCGCACGCTGCTCGCGCAAGTTCCGGCTGGCCGAGCTTCATCCGGACCCAAACTACCCGGCGCTCATGGTCTGCGATGAGGACACGGACGACTACGACCCTTACCGACTGGCTCCGCGTAAAGAGGACCAGGTCGTGCTTCCGTTTGTGCGTCCTGATGTGCCGGTGACCACTCGGCCGTCTGGTTTGATTACGCAGGACGGCACTCAATTTATCGTGTCCGAAGATGGACAACGGTTCCTTTTTGTTGTGGATTAAAAATGGCAACCGTACCCTCAAACCTAATACCCGTCAGCATTACGCAGCTGCCCGTATCGGCAACAACGTCCGAGGATGTGCTGCTGGTTGGCGTCTATCAGGGCAACACATACAAGTTCCGCGCTGGTGACCTGCTGCAGGTGTCCGGTGTTCCTTTGAGCCGTCAGGTGATTGCCGGTACCGGACTGGCCGGTGGTGGCGCGTTGTCGTCGAACGTGACGCTGTCTGTGGCCGTTGGCGGCATCGGTACCACGCAGCTGGCGGCCTCGGGCGTGACGCCTGGGGTGTACGGCGACGGCACCAACGTGCCGCAGTTCACCGTGGATGCCACGGGCCGGGTGATGGCCGCCACGAGCGTGCCGATCTCGATTTCTGGATACGTGCCCACGACCCGCGATGTGATCGCGGGCAATGGCCTGACCGGCGGTGGCCCGCTGTCCTCGAATGTGACGCTGGCTGTGAATTACGGCGGCACGCCCCTGACCGGTACCGGCTCCGGCTTGGCTGGCACGGCGCTGACCGTCTCGCGCTCGGACCACCGCCACCCGGCAGTGGACTTGGCAGACCAGACCCAGATCGACGGCATTTTGCCGATTGACCAGGGAGGCACGGGGCGTTCGTTGGTGATGCAGCCCGGCGCGGTGATGTGGTCCGGCAGCGATGGCTTGTATGTGGGGCCTGTCGGCACCTCGGGCCAGGTGCTTGTCTCAGGCGGTACCGGCGCGCCCACCTGGGGCTCGACGCTGATCGTGGCCCCTGTGGCTGCCAACACGTTCTTTGCTGGCCCGACCGCTGGCGGCGTTGCCGACCCGGTGTTCCGCACCATGGTAAACGCCGACCTGCCTGCCTCGGGCGCGGTGGCGGCGACTTACGGCTCCGGCTCCCTGGTGCCTGTCCTGGTGGTGAACAGCAAGGGCGTGATTACCAGCGCCAGCTCGACGGCCGTGACGCCTGCTTGGTCCAACGTGACCGGCACACCCACCACGATTGCGGGCTACGGCATCACGGACGGCGTGACGCTGACGGGCGCTCAGGCGCTCACCAACAAGACCATCGACGCTTCGCTCAACACGCTGACGAACATCCCAAACTCGGCGCTGAGCTTCTCGTCGGTCACGATCAACGGCTCGGCGGTGTCGCTGGGCGGCTCGATCACGGTGACGGCCACGGCGTCTGCGGCGCTGACGATCGGTACCGGCCTGTCGGGAACAAGTTACAACGGCTCAACGGCGGTCACAATCACGAACACAGGCGTGCTGAGCTGGAGCGGCGGCACTACGGGCCTGACGCCCGCCACGGCAACCACGGGCGCTGTGACGCTGGCTGGCACACTGGTTGTGGCCAACGGCGGAACAGGGGCCACGGATGCGGCTGGGGCTCGCACAAACCTCGGCCTTGGCACCATGGCCGTGCAAAACGCGACAAGCGTGTCGATCACGGGCGGAACTGAATCGGGCGTTACCCACTCAGGCGACACGATTGGCACATACCTTGATTACACAAGCGTTGCGGCACCCAGCTTTGTTGAGGGCCGAATGTGGTACGACTCCACAGCCAAAGCGCTGGCGTATTACAACGACGTGAGCAGCGCCGTGGTGCATATTGGCCACGACATTCAACTGAAGGTGATCAACAACACGGGTGCCACAATTGCAAACGGCGCACCGGTATATATCACTGGAGTGTCCAGCGGCCAAACTTACCCCAACGTTGCACTGGCCAAAGCAGACGTGGCCGCAACCTCATCCGTGATTGGCCTTGCAGACGGAGCAATTCCAAATGGCGCGTTTGGGTATGTCACAACGACAGGCAACATTGACAACGTAAATACAGGCTCCTTCACTGTTGGCCAAGTGCTGTATCTCAGCCCTTACTCGGCGGGTCAGCTGATGAACACAATCCCACCGACAGGCATCACGGTGCAGGTTGGCGTTGTGTCTTTTGTGAACTCATCGACGGGCAAAATTTACGTCAAGCAAACAACACCGCTGTCCGTTCCTGCTTCAATCATCACCGGAACCGTGGCAATTGCAAACGGCGGCACTGGTGCCTCGACTGCCGCCGCGGCGATTACGGCACTGACAGGAACGCAAACAGCAGGTCGCTATCTGAGATCGGATGGTACCAACGCGGTGTTGGCTTCAATTCAAGCGGCAGACGTTCCCACGCTGAATCAAAACACAACAGGCAACGCCGCCTCAGCCACAAACCTAGCCGGCGGCGCAGCGTCCCAGATCCCGTATCAGACCGGCGCAGGCGCGACCGGGTTCATCGCCAACGGCACGGCGGGGCAGGTGCTCACGTCCGCTGGCGCAGGCACACCAGTGTGGTCGGGTATCTCGGGGGGGACATTCTGATGTTCTACACCTACGCGCACTACACGCCTGATGGCCAAATTTTTTACATCGGCAAGGGGCAACGCAGTCGTTGTGAATCAGCGGTTGGTCGCAACAATTCCTGGAAAGAAGTTGTCTCCAAAGAAGGCGGATTTAAAGCTGAGATTCTTTCAAGGTTCAACTCAGAAAAAGAGTGCTTTGATCACGAGATTTTTTTGATTGACTGCTTTCGATCAATGGGATTTGAGCTCTGCAACATAGCTGATGGCGGACAAGGAAGCTCTGGCTGGAAGCACACCGAAGAATGGAAATCCTCCGCAAGTTCAAGACTTATTGGGGAATCAAATCATTTTTACGGGAAAAGTCATTCTGAAGTCTCGAAAGAGAAAATCAGCCATACAAAACTTGGCTGCGCTGGTCCATGGCTTGGAAAGCCAAGATCTGAAGAAACAAAGCGCAAAATTTCAGAGGCTTTAAAAGGCCGCCCCGGAAGAAAACAAACCGAAGAGGCAAAGGCAAAATTGTCGGCTGCCCACACGGGGAAAAAACAAAAACCCGCCACAGATGAGACGAGGAAAAAACTCTCTGAGTCTGTGAAGGTCTCTTGGATCAAGCGCAAGCAATCTCAAAAAGGAAACTGATATGTCCGCTCCCGGCTTCACGCCTATCTCCCTCTACTACTCCACCACCGCTGCGGCGGCTCCGTCCGCTGGCAACCTGGCCGCTGGCGAGCTGGCCGTGAACATTACCGACGGCAAGCTGTTCTACAAGGACAACGGCGGCGTGGTTCGCGTGCTGGCAACGGCCGCTGGCGCTGCTGGTGATGTGGTCGGCCCTGGCAGCTCGACGGACAACGCGCTGGTTCGATTCGATGGCACCACGGGCAAGCTGGTGCAGAACTCGGTGGGCGTGCTCGACGACTCGGGGAACCTTACTGGCCTGGCATCCCTGACCGCCACCACGCTCACAGGGGCCCTCACCGGCACTGTCGGCGCTACAACGCCCAACACTGGCGCTTTCACTACGCTCAGCGCATCGGGCGCTGTCACCCTCTCAGGCGGCACAGCCAACGGCGTGGCCTACCTCAACGGCTCAAAAGTTCTGACCACTGGGTCTGCGCTGACGTTTGATGGGAGTAGGTTGGGTGTTGGTACTGCCTCGCCGAGTTACGGCGTAGATGTGCGCGGCGCGTCAGGTGTGGGTATTCAGATATTTGTAACGTCTGCGGGCAATAACAACCGCTTGATTCTCACGCAGCAAGCAACTGTCAGCACTTACAACAGCACATTTAGTACGGGTTCAGGCGCACACGCGTGGCAACTCGGCGGCTCCGAACAAATGCGCCTGACCTCCACAGGTCTGGGTATTGGAACAAGTTCTCCTTCTGCTAAGTTACAAGTGGTAGACGGCAACATCCTGCTCTCCAACGCCTATTCGTTGTCAGCTCGAAATGCAGCAAACACAACATCAATCAGCTTAATTCAGCGCAACACAAGCGATCAAGTAGTTATTGATGCTGATGGCTATGGTACGAAAATTGGTGCTGGTGGCGCTTTGTTTCTAAACGGCTCCGGCAACCTCGGCTTGGGGGTTACTCCTAGTGCAATCGGTGGCGGTAAATACTTGCAGGTTTTGTCCACCTCGTCTTTTGGTCAGCAAGCAAATGGCACTGCCAACTTGATGAACAATGCGTATGAAAGTGCCGGAAATACGTTTACTTACATAGTCGGTGCAGGGGCGGCTCGGTATAACGTGTCGGCTGGAGTTCATTCTTGGTACACCGCCCCCTCCGGCACAGCAGGTAACGCTATCTCGTTTACTCAGGCGATGACGCTGGATGCGAGTGGTAGCTTGCTGGTGGGGACTACGAGTGTGGCAATTGGCAATACAGGTGGTTTTTCATTTACCCCCGGTGTTGGTTCATATAACGGTGTTGCTATTATTGGGCACTCCACATCGAACATAAGTGGGTCTGGCTTCATTAACTTCAACTACAACGGCTCTGCAATTGGCTCAATTTCGCAGAACGGCACGACGGCAGTTCTTTACAACACCACTTCCGACTACCGACTCAAAACAGTCCTTGGACCTGTATCTGATGCAGGCTCTCGCATTGACGCTCTGGAGCCGGTTGAGTACGAGTGGAGAGTGGATGGCTCACGCACTCGCGGCTTCTTGGCGCACAAGTTCCAAGAGGTTTATGCAGGCAGCGTATCCGGCAGCAAAGACGCTGTGGACAAAGAAGGCAAGCCGGTCTATCAAGCCATGCAAGCTGGCAGCTCTGAAGTCATTGCTGACCTTGTGGCTGAAATCCAATCCCTCCGCAAACGCCTCGCAGCAGCAGGCATCTAACCCCCGAAAGGAAATATCATGACCACCACATTCAAAATCACCAACACTGACCGCCACACCACCGATGGCTTTATTTTCTGCGTCCACTGGACAGCCTCACAAGTTGATGGCGACTTCTCTGCCTCGACATACAGCACAGCCAGCTTCACCAAAGAAGACGGTATCAACTACGTGCCGTATGAGTCGCTGACAGAAGCTGCTGTTGTTCAGTGGGTCAAGGCATCTTTAGGGTCTGAAGGCGTGGCTGCTGTGGACGCTGCTCTGGCGGCTAACATTGCTGACCAGAAGGCTCCTAAGACTGCTGCTGGCGTGCCCTGGTCGGCATGAGAGACTGGGCCGAAGCACTGATCGCCGCCGTGCTGATCGTCGGCTTGGTGCTTTGGTCTGTTCGCGTTATTTTTGAGGTGATTTATGGCTGATTTTTTGCCAGCGTTTGAGTCCATGATCCGGGACGAGGGCGGCTACATGCTGCACACCATCCCCGGTGATCGTGGCGGGCAGACCTACGCCGGAATCGCCCGCAACTTCAACCCGGGCTGGGAAGGCTGGGAGTTCGTGGACCGGGGCGAGACGCCGCCCACGCCCATGGTGCGCAACTGGTACCACACCAACTACTGGCTCCCGATCGCGGGCGACCACCTGATTCACCAGGCGGTGGCGTCGTCCATTTTCAACTTCGCCGTCAACTCCAGCGCCCCAGGCCGCCCCACCGTGGCCGTCAAGCTCGCGCAGCTGGTCGCCGGTGCCACGCCGGACGGCTCCCTCGGCTCTCGCTCTGTGGCGGCTCTCAACGCCATGGACCCGGAGAAGTTCGTCATGGCCTACGCCTTGGCCAAGATCGCCCGGTACCGGGACATCGTGACCCGCGACCGTACGCAGATTAAATTTCTGCTCGGCTGGATCAACCGCACACTGAAGGACGCCACATGAACTTTCTCGGCATCGGCACCGTCATCGAGTCCGTCGGCAAAGTGGCTGGCGACCTTATCACCACGGACAAAGAGCGCATGCAGCTGGAGCTGGAGGGCCGCAAGCTCGACCAAGCCATCGACCTCGCGCAGATCGGCGTGAACAACACCGAGGCCCAGCACACCAGCGTGTTCGTCGCAGGCTGGCGGCCCGCTATCGGCTGGGTCGGCGCTGCGGCCATGGCCTACCAGTTTTTGCTCTACCCGCTGCTCACCTGGGGATGGGCGCTGGCGCAGGCCAACGGCCACCTGCCCGCCGGGATGCAGCCGCCGCCCATGCTGGACGCAGACGCCCTGTGGGTAATCTTGTCGGGCATCCTGGGCATTGCTGGCATGCGCTCGTTTGAGAAGACCAAAGGGGTGGCGCGATGACGTTTGCCGCCTCGTGTGTTCCCGGGCATAATTCAGGCACCACGCGCCAGCTGGACCAGCGGCTTCATAACCAACTGGAGTCCCCATGTACACGATGACGTACAGCAGCTTGCTGGAAGATGTGCGCCGCTACCTTGAGCGGGGCTTTACCGCCGAGAGCGACCAGATCGTCTATGAGCAGCTGCCGCGCCTGATCACACTGGGCGAGCGTCGCATCTCCCGCGAGCTCAAGATTCAGGGCTTCATTCGCGCCGTCCAAACTCCACTGCAAATTGGCGTGGCCACCTACCGCAAGCCCGACCGCTGGCGCGACACCGTGAGCATGACGGTCAACGGTTCTCCGATTTTCGCCCGCGCCTACGAGTACTGCCGCAACTACTGGCCCGATGAGGCCGAGACCGGTGCGCCGCAGTTTTACGCGGACTACGATTACAACCACTGGCTGATCACGCCGACGCCTGCAGCCGCCAGCACGCTGGAGGTGATGTACTACGAGCAGCCGCGTTTCTTGGGCGAGGACTTCCAGACCAACTGGCTGACCGAATACGCCCCCGACCTGCTGCTGTATGCCACGCTGCTTGAGGCCACGCCGTTCTTGAAGAAGGACGAGCGCATCGGCACTTGGCAGCAGATGTACGACCGCGCTGCCCAGGCGCTCAACGGCGAGGACCTGAAGAAGATCATGGACCGCAGCGCCCAAAGGACTGAAGCATGACCACATACACCGACGTTTTCGGTGGGGCAAACATCTACCCCAGCGAGATTGATTACAGCTCGACGGCCCTGGCCGCCGACATTACGCTGAGCTGGCCCGACGAGACCTCGACCAGCCAGAATCTGGCCACCAAGATCATGGACGTCATCCCGGCGTCTGCGGGCTTGGCGATCACGCTGCCACCGGCCAACAAAACCGGTACCGGCCAGACCATCTTGTTCAACAACAAGGGCGCGTCAACATTCACCGTCAAGGACGCCGCTGGCGTGCAGGTCGTGACTGTGGCCTCTGGCACGCTGTGGCAGATTTACCTCACCAACAACAGCACGGTGGCGGGCACCTGGGTGGCTCTGCAGTACGGCGCATCGACCTCGCAGGTCAACGCCTCCTCGCTGGCTGGCAACGGCATCGTGGCCACCGGCACGCTGCTCGCGCAGGCCGTCCCCGTCACCGAGTTCAACAGCAACTACACGGCAGGCGCTCAGGACCGGGCCCGCATGTTTGTGTGGACCGGCGCAGGCGGCACGCTCACACTGCCTGCGCCCACCACGGTTGGCGACAACTGGTTTTGCTACCTGCGCAACTCGGGTTCGGGCGCTATCGTGGCGGACCCGGCTGGCACGGTGCTGATCGACGGCGGCGCGACGCTGTCCTTCCAGCCAGGCGAGTCGGCCATCATTGTCTCGGATGGGGCCAACTACTACACGATCGGCTTTGGCCAGTCCGCCACTTTTGCCTTCGACTACACCTCGATCAACGTGGCAGGCTCGGGCGATTACACGCTGACCGGCACTGAGCTCAACCGCATCGCCTACGGCTTCACGGGCGTTTTGACCGGCAACCGCACGATCATCGTCCCGGCCACGGTTCAGCAGTATTGGGTCAACAACGAGACCACCGGCGCGTACAACTTCACCGTGAAGACAGCGGCTGGCGCTGGCGTCCTGATCGCATCCGGCTCGCGCTCGATCCTGTACTGCGACGGCACCGATGTGGTCAACGCCGACACCGGCGGCCTGGCTGTGCCCATTCAGGTGTCCGACGGCGGTACCGGCGCAACAACCGCAGGCTCGGCCCGCATCAACCTGGGCGCAACGGCTGTGGGCGACGCGGTGTTTACCGCAGCCGACGGCCCTGCAGCCTACGCAGCACTTGGCATCGCGCCCTCTGGCGTCGTGGTGGGCGGGACGTTCTAACCATGCCAACCCAAATCCTGCGCTCCCAGCCGGGCATCAAACGCGACGGCACCAAGTTCGAAGGCGACTTTTACGTTGACGGACAGTGGGTGCGTTTCCAGCGTGGCCTGCCGCGCAAGATTGGCGGCTACCGCTCGATCTCCAAGTACCTGACCGAGATTTCTCGGGGCTTCATGAGCTTCACCCAGCAACTGTTGCAGTATTGCCACAGTGGCGGCCCCAGCACGCTCGAGCGCTTCACGATTGACGCCAGCAAGAACGCTAGCCTGATTTCCAACCGCACCCCGGTGGCCGTGGCGGCAACAGGCACGGTGACGCTCACGGGCGGCGGCGCAGGCTCTGTGGACGGCATCACGGTTAACGGCGTGCAGATCATGTCGGGCGCGGTGGCGTTCACGATTGATCTTGCCACCACGGCAACGGCTGTGGCTACCAACATCAACCTGCACACCTCGACGCCCAACTACAGCGCCGTGGCTGTTGGCACGCTGATCACCATCACGGCGGTGACCGCAGGCGTGGCCACCAACGGCTATGTGGTCGCGGCGGCCACAACGGTCATCACAGCCACCGACACGGACATGGTGGGCGGCTCGGACGCGTTGACAGCCTCGGACGCCAACCGCTGGATGTTCCAGGCGGTCTACGACTCCTCGACCGCCTACAACGCGCTGCTCGCGCACGTCTCGCCCAACGGCCGATGCCTGTGCAACGACGTGGGTGGACAGATTTTCTATGGCGACCTTCTGGGCACCGCTGCTTTGAAAAGCGTGCAGCTTCCCGCTGGTGCCAACGCCACCGGCGGCATTGTGGCGCTGCACCCGTACCTGTTCTACTACGGCACGGCTGGCATCATCGGCTGGTCCGTGGCTGGCGAGCCCACAGACCTTACCGGCTCCGGCTCTGGCATCGCCCGGGTGTGGAGCCAAAAGATCGTCAAGGGCATGCCTTTGCGTGCAGGCGCTGGCTCGGCCCCTGCGGGCCTGTTTTGGGCCTACGACGCGGTGATTCGCGCCACCTTCACGGGCGGCTCGACGGTGTTCCAGTTCGACACAATTGCCACCGACACCTCCATCATGTCGGCCGACTCGGTGGTGGACTACGACGGCGTGTTTTTCTGGGCAGGCGTGGACCGCTTCTTTATGTTCAACGGCGTGGTGCGCGATGTGCCCAACCAGATGAACATCAACTACTTCCTCGAAGGCTTGAACCCCCAGCAGCACAGCAAGGTGTTTGCCTGGAAGGTGCCGCGCTTCGGCGAAATCTGGTGGGCCTACCCCAAGGGCGACGCCACAGAATGCACGCACGCCGTGATCTACAACGTGCGGGAAAACACCTGGTACGACACAGCGCTTCCAACTGTTGGTCGCTCGGCCGGCGGATACAACAACGCCTTCATGGCCCCAATTTTGGTTGATGCTGTGCCGGCGGCCAGTGGGTATCGCACCTGGGTGCATGAGCAGGGCGTCGACGAGATCGACGGCACCCTGGCTGCGCCTATCCAGTCCTACTTCGAGACGGCGGACCTCTCGTCCATCGTTCAGGGCCAGGACGGCTACCTGCGCATCACCACCATTGAGCCGGACTTCGTGCAAAAGGGCCCCATGACCGTGCAGATCACGGGCCGCGCCAACGCCCGTGCGCCCGAGGTGACAAGCTCGATCTTCACCTTCCCCGAGCAGGCCGACCAGCCGTTCGAGCAGATCGTCATGCTCAAAGAGCAGCGCCGCGAGTTGCGTGCCCGCTTTGAGTCCAACGCGCTGTACGGCGATTACCAGATGGGCCAGATCATTGCGCACATCGAAGCAGGCGACAGGACGGTGCTGGGATGATCATCACCCTACCCACCGGAATGGAGCTGATGGACTGGTCGTCGCAGGTCATCATTGACCTCGACGCCTACGGCTCCTTTGGCCGGCTGGACGACCCCAATCGCTGGCAAGATTGGGGCATGCAGTTTTTGAACAACACAACGATCGGCCGTAACTTGCCGATTCCTTACGGATTTACGGATTGGCGGGAATGGGCTGAGCGTCTGGTGGGCTCGCTGTCATGAAATACATCGGCACGCAGCGCGAGCACGAAGCGATTGAATGGGCAAAAGATGTGCTCAACATCGAAGGCCCGACCGGTTTTTGCCGTGCTTTGTCTGCGGTTGATGACGCTGGAAACTTTGTGTTTGTGGTGGTTCTTTCCAATTTCACAGAGACCAATGTCGACATGCACACCGCCGCTCGCCCTGGCGCTCAGTGGGCCACGCCTCGCTCAGCCTTGGAGATGTTTCGAGGCGTTTTTGGGTATGCGTTTGATCACTTTCAAGTGCAACGCGTGACGGGTTTGGTTCGCGCAAAAAACACAGCGGCTCGCCACTTTGACGAGCACATCGGTTTTCAGCTCGAAGGCGTGATGCGCCGGGCTTTTAAGGATGACGATCTTTGCGTTTATGGTTTCTTGCGCGAAGATTACGAGCAACACAAATGGAATCGCAGGAGTAAATGATGGACAAGCAAACAATCATGGCGCTGGCAGCCAACAACCCTCAGGTCGCGCAAGCCGCAGACATCATTGAGGCTCGGATTTCCAACATGCCAGGCATCACAGAAGAGATGATCGACCAGCTGGTGGCCACACTGGAGTACGTGCTGCAAAACCCGCAGAAGTACCCTGAAGTTCGTGAGGCCGCCATTCAGGCCGGTTTTGGCTCCGAGCAGGACTTTCCCGCTGAGTTTGACCCGACGCTGATCGTCTCGATGCTGGTGGCGCTGTATGAGGTTCAAGCCCGCTACCAGTCTGGCTCCTCGCAGGCGTTTGCCCGGGGCGGTCTGGCGCAGGCTGCCAGCCGAGTTGCTGCAGCCGGTCGTGGCGGCGACACCATGCTGGCGCACATCAATCCACGCGAGGCCTCAATGTTGGCGCGCATGGGCGGATCTGGAACGGTCAACCCAACCACGGGCCTGGTTGAGTTCAAGGGCGGCGTTGGGAAATTACTGGCCGCCGTGGCTCCGATTGCTTTGAACTTCATTGTTCCTGGTTTTGGGGCCGCAATTGGCAGCGCTTTGGGTGCCAGTGGCGTTGGAGCAAGCATGCTGGGTAGCGCGGTAATTGGCGCAGGATCATCCGCCATCGCCGGTGGTGACCCACTGAAAGGAGCCATCGGTGGCGCTCTTGGCGCTGGCGCGGGTGGTGCTTTGGGCAGCGCGATCGGCGACGCCACGGGCATGACGCTGAGCAACACCGCTCAAAACGTGCTGGGCAGCTCCTTGATTGGCGGCGCACAGAGCGCGGCCAGCGGCGGTGATTTCCTGACCGGCGCGGTGCAGGGCGGCGTCGGCGGCTATGCGGGCAGTACGCTTGGCGGTGCCGCAAGTGGCATCGAGGGCAAGCTGGGCGCTGGTTTGCAGACCGCAGGCCAGCAGTTTGGCAACGCGCTGACCATGGGCGCTGACCCCAAGCAGGCGCTCACGCAAGGCGCGCTGTCGGGCTTGGCCGCTGCTTATGCCGCGCCATCGGCCCCCGCACCGAAATCGATCTACGACATCACGCCTGCCGAGACTGGCGGCTTGGGCTTGAAGCCTCCTGCCGACCTGGTGATCGAGGGCTTGAAGGTGCCAACGCTGAACACATCCAGCGTGCCAGAGATGGGCCTGAGCACAAATTACAGCCTGACCGGCGGCAGCACTCCGACCTTTACGGGCCCTGACAGCTTCACGCCCGATTACTCGCTGGCGGGCCCCGCAACAGTGGATACGGCATCGGCTGAGCCCTACACCGGCACAGGCATCAAAGCCTCGCCACTCAACACGATTGCAGCCCAAACAGAGGCCGCGATGCCTTTGGCAACCAAGCCTGCCGCTGGCGCTGGCAACAAGATGGGCACAAGCGGCCTGGGCACTGCGGCCAGTATGCTGCCGCTGCTCTCGCTGTTTGGCTCGGCCAACACGCCAGAGGAAGTGCAGCAGGTCGTGGCCGGCATGACGCCCGAGCAGCAGGAGTACTTCAACCGCCCGATGCGCACCTGGAATTGGGACACGCTCAGCGCTGCGGCCAAGATGCAGGGCCTGCCTGTTGGCAGCTACATCGCTCGCAACTGGGACAAGGTCGGCGGCGGTATGTACGACAACCCTGAAGAGCCCACTCAGAAGCTGGCCCGTGGCGGCGCTTTGACCCGTTTGGCCCGTGGCGGCGGATCTGGCCGCGATGACACCATCCCCGCGCGCCTCTCGGACGGCGAGTACGTGATGGACGCCGAGACCGTGGCGCTGCTGGGCGATGGCTCAACGGACGCAGGGGCTCGCCAGCTGGACCGGATGCGGGCTAAAATCCGTGAACACAAAGGCAAATCGATGGCCCGGGGCAAGTTCAGCGCGAACGCCAAATCGCCGTTGGCATATCTGAAAGGCGCTTAATATGGCCAGCTTGTTTCAGGGTGACCCCCAAAAAGCTACCTCCTATGTCACCAGCACGACGGAAACTCCGAAGTGGCTGCAGGACGCGATTTACAACCAAATCTACCAGTCGACCAACGTCGCAAACACGCCGTTCACGCCCTACAAGGGGACGCTGGTAGCCGGTGCAACGCCTCAGCAGCAGCAGGCCTACGACGCCGTCTCGGCCAATCAGGGTTTGTGGAAAGCGCCGTTTGAGGCAGCACAGACCGGTCTTGAAAAGCTGAGCGCCGCGCCTGGTGCCATGACGGCCGCAGCCCCATACCTGCAACAAGCCACCGGCATGAGCCCACTGCAGGCAGCGCAGCCCCTGATTTCTCAGGCCACAGGCACAAGCGGCGTTGGCGCGGCTCAGCCGTACCTGACGCAGCAAGCTGGCCAGCTTGGCGCGATCAATTATGGTGCGGCAGGTGATGCCTTGTCGCCCTACGTGCAGCAGGCTATGCAGACCAGCGGCGTTGGTGCTGCATCCCCCTATCTGGGTCAGCAAGCGGCTGCCTTGGCTGGGGTGGATACAGGATCCGGCGCTCGCATGTTGTCGCCCTACGTGCAAGCCAGCCTGGAGGGCTCGGGACTGACCGCCGCTGCGCCCTACATGCAGCAAGCAGCGCAGACCAGCGCGCAGGACATTGGGCAATTCTTCAACCCCTACACCGAGTCGGTGACCAATCAAATTGCCAAGCTGGGCGCTCGCAACTTGTCGGAAAACTTACTCCCTGGCGTTTCGGACGCCTTCATCCGTGCGGGCCAGTTTGGTGGCACGCGCATGGGCGAGTTCGGCAGCCGGGCTCTGCGCGACACGCAGGAATCCATCCTGAACCAGCAGTCGCAGGCGTTGCAGGCTGGCTACGGCCAAGCGCTGTCCGCTGCCCAGCAAGAAGCCGCCCGCCAGGCTCAGTTGGCATCGATCGCTGGCGGCCTTGGTACAGCCCAGCAGCAGGCGATTTTGTCTGGTGGACAGGCGCTCACATCTGCCCAGCAGCAGGCTATTCAGCAGGAGATGGCGCGCGCCCAAGGCTTTGGCCAGGTGGGTTCTCAGCTCGGCCAGCTCACGCAGGCGCAGCAGCAGGCTTTGCTGTCTGGCGGCCAGGCTTTGTCGGCTGCCGAGCAGCAAGAGATTTCGCAGCGCCTGTCAGGCGCTGGTCAGCTTGGACAAATCGGCACGCAGCTTGGCGGCCTGACCCAGCAGCAGCAGTCCGCACTCCTAAGCGCGGCCCAGCAAACAGGCGCGCTCACCGGCCAGCAGCAGCAGTTGCTTGCGTCCGTCGGGGCGCAGACCGGCCAGCTTACCGGGGCCGATTTGCAGCGCCAGCAGTCCGTGCTCCAGCAGATGGCCGCTCAGGCCCAGCAAGGCCAGCAGATGCGCACGCAAGACGTCGCTGCACTGGAGGCCGCTGGCATGTCTCAGCAGCAGATTGCCCAGCGCCAGGCCGATGCGGCATACCAGCAGTACATGCTCGAGCAGCAGTACCCCAAGTCGCAGCTCGACTGGTTGTCCACTCAAGTGCGCGGGATGGCTCCCAACGTGCAGTCCTCGACCTCGCAGGGCACCACGAGCACGGGCGCAACTTACTCGGCATCGCCGCTGCAGCAGCTGGCGACCGGCTTTTCCGCATCTGCCGGCCTGAGCAAGCTGCTCGGCGGTTAATTTTTGGAGGCTCACATGCCATCGATCTACGACTTGGCCTCGAACTACGAACTCGGCGAAACGGGCACAGCGCCCGGCGTCCGCCTGCCCGTGGGCGAGGCCCCCATCGTTGCAGCACCGGTCGCCGCACCGGTTGCCGCCGTTGCGCAGGAAACTATGCCGCCTGTGCTTCCCCCTGGCATGGAGGGCGC